GTTGAAAATGGATTCATTGCTAAATAATATCATTCGCTGCAGATAGCGAACAAAAACCACCCAAGACAAACCCTTTGAATTAATCCCTCTAAGTCTTATTATGTAAGGGTTTGTTGTTGGAAAACTATTCTTACATATGACACATTTAACGAGAGATGTGTTAATCAAGAAAATCGTTGCCGACGAAATGGTTGGTCTCGGTGGAACTGATTACATCCAGAACTTAAAAAGTGCATATCACAAATGGGAACACGAATCAAGTGATTCCCTTTGTAGAAAATACAATCAAATACAAAACGCGAATATCTCTGTAGAGATTCTTGAACCCTAAATAAAGTTGCCTTACTCCAATTCAATGGAATCAAATCCAAAGAAGAAAGAGGAAGCCAAACAGAATAAGTTTGACTGGGCAGATGAAGGTCTGTCGGCATTGGTGCGCGTTATTATTCTTTCGTGGTCCGCAGCAATACTCACTTTAAATTATGTGACTATTCCTGGTGTCCCTCAAAAGAATATCGATCCCACGTTCATAGCCTCCGTGTTTACCGGAACTTTAGCTACGTTCGGGGTTGTTCCGGCGAAAAAGGACAGAAAAGAAGAAGATAAGAAAGAGGTGGAGAAAAAGGAAAAAGTAGACTAATTGAGGTTAGTTATGTCTCTGATTAATAGACCAGATAATTCTACACCATTATCAACTGCTACACCACCAGCACTAAAGCGTAGTCCATTCAAATGGGTTGCCTTAGGTGTTGGTGGTGTTTTTGCTGTTGCCCATATTGGTGTATTGGGTCACCTGTTAAAGAAGGAACCACCAGTTCAGCAAGTTCCTACAATCAATCTTCCTAGAGGACCATATTCTTCTTATACTATAGAAGCAGGTAAGGAAGGATATAGGATTGAGTATCGTGCTAATGATCCTAAAGTTTTAGAATCTGAAAGATCTCTTGACCTTGACCGTGAAAAGAAAGGACTCTTTGGCGGAGGAACTGAGCAGCGAACTGAATATCGCCGTGATCAGTACACAATGGAAGGTGTGAGGAACATGGGAGGTGCTGCAGTAGGTGGCGAGGGAAAGTCTGCGAAAGACGTAGAGTGTTTGATCGCGGACGCTGGAGCACGGTCACAAGGTGCAATGGCAGGAACCGCAATTAGCACTGGAGTTCTTGTTCCCGCTGTTATGAACATCCCATACATTGGGTGGTTAGCAGCAGGTTGGGCAACTCTGTTAGGTAAACAAGTAGGAGAAACTGTTGGATCAGAAGTTGGTTCTGCTTTCAATGATTGCTGATGAACCTTGTACTTCGCCCATTAAATGATATTAATGATGTAACTTGGAGTATTATCATTTCCATATTAATACTCCTTGCTGGCGTTGCCTACTACATATATACAATTATGAAACTCGCATACTCGGAGTTAGAAGAAGATGCCCAACCAGATCGAACTGAAGGACGCTCAACAGGATCAGGAGATAGCACTTCTGAAACATAGAGTTGAGCAACTTGAAGAAGGTGGTGATTCTAAAATGATTGACGAACTTCGTGAAAGAGTTCGCAAACTTGAAAAATGGGTTTGGGGTGCTGGTGCCGTTATCACCGCTCTTATAACCATTGTTGGATTAGCATCAGCATTAGAATCAAAAGAACTTCCTACAATTCAAAGTGAGGTAATCAGTCGTGCAGAAAATTATTAATGTACTCGCGCTGTCGTCTTTTGTTGTATCTGCTGCCGTTGTTGGTGGCGGTACTTGGTTATATCTTAATAAGGACGGGTTAGTCGAAAGCGCAAAGGAAAAGATCGCAACAGCAGCAACAGAAGCAATCGCAGGAGCACTTCCTGGAATGTTGGATGCGGCAATGCCTGAAATGCCTAAAGCAACAGGCGGTGTAGTTCCTATGGGGGAGGGTGGTCCAAGACTTCCTTGATTTATGGATATACCTAATATTAATGTTCGTATTGATAATATCAATATTCCTGATATTAGAGGTACAAGTTGGTTAATTGAAAACCCACCATTAGCAATTCCTATCTACCCGCCTGTAACAACACAGGTGGGTGTTCCTATTGTCAATATTCCAGGGTGCGTAGAAGCAAATAGAGATAGTAGTGAAAATGAGAATCTGAAGAATGAAGACCAAGATGGTAACGTTGTTTACTGTGATGCTGGAATGCCTTCATTCAATCCTATGGATTATGATGCAAATAAATTAAAATTGGAGCAAGAACCACCAAAACCTCCACCAATTGCACCACCCAAGAAACCTGATACACCAGAGACAAAGACACCTGCTGTCCCTAAGAACACTGCTCCAAAGGCAGAATGTCCTACAAGGGAGCAGCAATTAAAAAACCCCATAGGGAAGATCCTAGAGGGCAATAAGAAGGTAGTTGGATATGAAGTTGTAGGAAAAGAATGTTTGATGGTAACTGAAAATCTGACTATTCCTGATCAGATTGTCTCAAACATTCCTAATGCTGGTGCTGTGACTGCGACTGCTTCGATTGCTGTAGTTGCGACGACATCTGCCCTGCTCGCAAAGCCTCTTGCTGATCTTTTGTTAAAAGTGGTGAAACCGACTGTGAAGAAGGTCCTAAAGAAGGTCGCGACTTTACGGGGAAAGAAGATCCCGACATTATCCTCATCGGAGCGCCAAGCTGAGCAGCGTCAGAGGAATCGCGCTGTGAAGGAGTTGAGGTCGGTTCGACCACTGAAGAAATAGGTGGAATAGTGTGGCGATGTGGTTTAACGTGAGTTACATTATTGACCACAACATCAGCACAGATTGCCGCATAAGGACTTCTGGGATGAAAGCGAATTCCGGATTTCAACAATTCACCACAATTCTTTAATCTGGCGATTTCAAAATCTAATCTTTTGTTCGCAAGTAATTGTGCTTGTAAAGCTGTATTAGTATCTGCCGCCTTTTTACAACGCTCTTGTAATCCTCCATCAAGAGGGAAAGAAATAGTTGCTGATAATCCAATGTTCGTACTGATGTTATCTTGTTGACCTGTTCTAACTGGTTTCTGCCAGACCACTTCTCCTGGATTATCGGGAACACCGTCTCCAACAATCTCATCAATCGTGATGGTCATATCTGCACCATCTTCAAACCAACGAGTTCCATCATCTTTGGTGCGATCATCATACCAAGGTTCCCAAGGATAGTTCTTCACGTTCTTTTCAACTTGAATTGTTCTACCGATGAAATCCCTCATATCATATTGAGGTTCAAAGTATCTCCTTTCAAAAGGATCTTGAGTGCTATGACCTCTTGTGATGAATGGAGTTACATTCAAAGTGGGACCTTGACAACTGATTCCGTTTCCGTAAGTATTGGTGATATAAGGACCTTGTAATACCTGAATTGCCTGGTTGGTCACAGAGCCAGAACTATTAGCAATAGGATTAGCAGTAGCGGATATACCGCCAACATTTTCAGCAAGAACCTGAATAGGGGTAAGGATTGACGACGCACTTAAAATTACTGGGTAAAGATACTTGTAGTATCCGTTACGCTTGTAACCTCTGTTACCCTCTGGATTACGGTCTGGTTTGTCATGCCCGGACCCGAATAGGTTTGAGTGAACTGGAACGCTGCTCCTGGATTTGTTATCGTGAAGTTTGCGTTTCCTAGATCTGCGGAGGTCTGTGTGCTTGTTACTTGACCTTCCACTCCTCCCATTGGAGTTACCGTCACAGTATTCTGTGTCGATACTGGATTTAATTTCTGCCCATTGTTGGACACATTGTTGCCAGATACTGAGTATTGCCATCCTGTAGAATAATCTATAGAGTTAATCGTTTCAGTCACTTTGGAAGTAGTTTCCGTGTGGCTTGTCATTGAGCCTTGGGTAAAGTTTGGTACCACCGGAACGGAGTGTCCTGGTTGTACCAAACCGTGAATAATACCAAGAACCAATCCAAGACCGATTGCTTCTTGTATTCTAGTCATCAGTCGATCACCGTGATTTCAGATACAAATTGTCCTACAGCACTTGTACCAGCTCCACCAGCGGTTAAAGTAATAGCACCATCGGTTCCGATAGTACCTGCCAGATCGCCAGCAGTTCCGGATGCATAACTGGTAATTGAACCGAAGTTAGGAACAGAACCAGTAGAAGCAGCACTAGTTGGAAGTGCGTCACCCTGTAAGAACGAGGTGCTGAAAGAGAATGCTTCTCCACCAGTTGCGTCTAGTTGGTTTGCTGTAATAGTTCCAGGAGTATAAACTCCACTACTAATAGTTCCACCAGTCAACATTCCAGAAGTGGTTCCGTCAGAAGTCCCTACGTTAGAACCGGAAATACTGTATTGGTTTCCCAATCTGGTTGCAGTACTTCTTGCAGAGTCAACAGTTAGTTGAACACTAGAAGACATTTTATGAACAAGACCACCAGCATTAGCTGCGCTTGTCGTCATCAATACCATTCCAAAAGCAAGTAATGCTTTTTTCATACTCTCGTGCTATGATTGTATGGCTCTATTTAGTGAGAAGAACTCTGTATCATAATGTACGACAATGTAATTGATAAAGATATCTTTCCAAGTTTTGTGTGTTCCTGTGTTCCACAGATTGATATGATGAGTCAATTGTTGGAAGCATATGATATTAGACAGGCATACCCATCAGAGAATATGTCGAATGAAGGTGGATATCATTCTCCAATATTCACTAAAGAAAAGTTTTTCTTACTTAGAGATGTTGTAGAAGATTTTACTAATGATCTTTTATATCAAAAGAATCTTGGTGGAAAGGTAGCAAAGATTGAGTATTGGTGCAATATTAATAAGTTATATAACTATAATGTAATGCATATGCACGGTCGTGCAGATTTGATAGGAATCTATTACATTCAGACAGCAACAAACTCTGGTGATTTTGTTGTTATGAGAAATGATGGGTCTCAGTATTCTAATTTGTATGAAAACCGCGCTGATATGCTAGAATGTATCATCGAACCTGAACCAGGTCGATTGTATGTTCTCCCAGGACATCTCTGGCATTATGTTACCGCCAGTAATAGTCAAAAGGATCGAATTTCTGTTTCATTCAATATCTACCTATGATTACTAGAGCACTCGCAGCACTTAAAGAAGTCTTTATACCAAAGTCTGAGATAGACGAAGAAGAACTTGAGTGTTCTGTCGATGATACTTCTATCGACTGTGAAGACCTTCAAGAGAACTACGAAGAGACTCCTTATACTGGTATTCCTGCTCCCGACTATCTTCAAGATGATCCTTGGTTTTCCGCTCCCATCTTGTCTGAAAAACAAGTAACTTATAAAGAAGCACACGAACAAGCAGTAGCAGAACAACAAATCCTTGATGAGTCTGCGGAGGGTGAGTCTTCAGATATTCATCAAAAACTTTATGATCTTGCTACCGCAAACTGGAATACTGTAGCAGAAGCACAGGCACAGTATCAGGGAGGTTCTGAAAACTTCCATGAAGGTCCTGGTGGATGGAACTCTGGAAACGGTTTTAGCAGAGTCACAGGTTGACAATGTAACCCACATCACTTATAATATGTGGGTATTCAAATGACTCAATAGCTCAGCTGGATAGAGCAACTGCCTTCTAAGCAGTCGGTCGTAGGTTCGAATCCTACTTGAGTCGCTTGCCCGTCCTACGCAGCGGGCATCCATTCCTCTGTAGTTCAGCGGTAGAACCCGCGACTGTTAATCGCGTTGTCGCAAGTTCGAATCTTGCCGGAGGAGTTGCCACTAAAGCATTGTGGTGATGCAGGTGTTTTGTAAACATCAGAGCTCAGTTCAATTCTGGGTAGTGGCTTGACGAAATTTTAGATTTCGTTTATGATACTTCAGTCCGTGTGAAGGGAGTGTCGGGAGTTAATCTCCCACCACCTGCGGGTGTAGTTCAGTGGTAGAACGTCAGCCTTCCAAGCTGAATGTCGTCGGTTCGAACCCGATCACCCGCTTTCTGGTTAACCGTAAAACCAGAATTTATACCTAGTATAAATATTACACCTTTTGAAGATTTACAACAAAAGGTAACAACGGGGAGATGTCGATTCCCCTTTCATCTGCGGGTAACCACTCCGCAAGTTAAATAACGAGGTAAAACTAATGTTCAAATCTGTATTCGCGGCAACTGCTGCACTGTCTATGTCCGCAGGCGCTGCCCTTGCAGGTCCCTACGTCAACGTCGAAGCAAATGCTGGATGGACGGGCGACGACTACACCGGAGCGACGACAGATGTCCATGTAGGCTACGAGGGAACGATCGGTGAAGCAGGATACTACGTCCAGGGAGGACCTGCGATCGTGACTGTTGATGGTGTTGAAGCTGAGACTGAGTTCTCTGGTAAAGCAGGCATTGGCGTTCCTGTTACCGGTGCTGTCGGGGTCTATGGTGAAGTCTCATTCATCACTGGCGAAGATGACAACGGTTACGGTGGTAAACTGGGTGTGAAGTACAACTTCTGAGTTTACAACTAAACATCTAGATGCTATGATGGGGGTGCGACGGCACCCCCCTTTTTAATGAAAAGGATTTTACTATCCCCCGTTACTCA